CGCTGGCATAGACGTAACAGGTACGGTCACCCCTTCAGGTGGCTACAAATCATCTGACGGAACCGCAGGGTACACTGGCAGCGCCTCAGCTTCAGCAACTTTAACAATCAAAAATGGTTTAATCGTGGCTGTATCTTAATTTTAGAAAACTTAATACTGACTAAGACCCACAAAGAGGGGTTTTAATTAACCCTTTCAAATCTTAAACAAAGGAAACACAAATGTCACAATTAGCAAACGATAACACCCCATATAACCCAAAGATGGGTGATGGGTCACGAGGACTTGTACAATTTAAAAAGGATGGTTCTGATACAGGTTATCTATACGGAAGTATTAACGGAACGGATTACGTTTTAATACACACATTTAGCGCAAGCGAAATGAAAGAGTTAGCCTTACCGCCCTATATACTTATTGCTGGTAGTGCTACAGACCCTACAGTTGACTTAGGGACAAACTCCAAGGCATTTTTAAGCGAAACGAGGTAGATATGGCTATTATTAAAGATGTAGTCCAACCTTTTATAACTGATCTTGTACATGCTGTAATGCCTTTAACTCCCTCACCGCTTGGTGGGGGGTTTTATAACCAAGTTGCTGGTAGCTCTCTTATAGACTCTTTCGTTGTAAGTTCTGGCAGTGCAAACGTCTACGGTACTTATCTTCAAGGATACGGTCGGGGCTACATGAACTACACTTATGGTAGCGTTAGTCCGTCAGACAATACTTTTGCGGATGGGTCTACGCACAATGTATATAACGCAGCACAGGTGAATAACAGATTACTACTTACCTTTGGGGCGACTAATGATGCACGTTACGGCACTCAAGACTCTACAGCGAATACGGATGAAGCAGCCTTTAAAACTGTTAAGTTATATAACACAGCAACAGAGACTTTACTAAACTCGTATGAAAGAGCTGACCTAACTTTTTCATGGCGATTAGTGTATGGGTATGTAAACGGATCAACGCAAACTCTGAGCTTTCCGCAGTGGTATCAACCTCCTTTCGAAGAGGGTGAAGTTCAGTATCAATACTTTGTTCCACAAAGCGGTGCTGGTGCCCAAACTATTCGTATAGAATTCTGGAGTTAATATGACACACTTAGTAAAAGAAATAACAAGCATCACTCCAGATGATATTAATCGTTTGTTTGACGCTTCAAGAAATAAAGTATTAGAAGGTACTATACCTTTTGATGGTGAGCTTACTGATTATCAAGCTAGAACATGGCTTACTTCAGACATTCAAACCATTCTTGTAGATGAGATAGGCGTTCTCTTTGGTTATTATAAAGATGACCATCTGTGCTTTGTCCGTTACGGCGTAGTTAATGATGGTGTCTTAGAGCAGTCTTACTACCTCGCTGGAAACGATGCAGATGGTAGTCGGGCTTACTTGTATTCGCAAGAGTTCGCAGATGCGCTTAAAACGTATTACCAAGCTAACTTCACAGCAGTAGACTCGTGGGCAATCGCTGGTAAATCTACAGCGGCTTTTGAAGAGGACGTACTAAAACCTAACCTATATGAAATCGAAGGAGTCGCTTACGTCAAAGAAGACTTTACTGATGAAGTGACTAATATAACTTACGAAAAACGAACGATTACTTTTTAGAGGCTAGGAAATGGATGACCTAAAACAACACGTTGACCGCCTAGAGTGGCGAGTTGATGCACATGACGAACAGTTAAGCGCCCTCACAGCTCAAGCTGAGGGTCTTAGAGGTATGCTCGACAGTATTAACCGAACCTTAATGCAGATTAAGTGGTTAGTAGTGGGAGGAGCTGTTGTTTACTTTGCACAGGAGATGGGATTTTCACAATTCATTAAAGTTATCGGAGGCATATGATTGGTATAACAGATTTAATAGCAGGTATCTTTAAACCTGCTGCTGACCTAGTTGACAAACTCCACACCAGTGATGATGAACGCTTGAAAGCCAAAGGGCATCTTTTAGATGTCCAAGCGGCTGCGATGCAACGTGTATTTGATTACGAAACAGAGATGATCAAAGGACAGCAAGCTATAGTGTCCTCAGAGGCTAAGAGTGAGCACTTCATCGTTGCTGCGTGGCGGCCAATAACAATGCTAACCTTCTTAATACTTGCCGTAGGGGACTCTCTAGGGCTTCTAGCGACACCTCTCAGAGATGAAGCTTGGGCGTTATTACAACTTGGCCTTGGTGGTTACGTTGTAGGCAGAAGTGGCGAGAAGATAGCGAAAGTAATGAAAGGATAAATATGAAAGATTTACTAACTGAGTTACACGACAATGTAACCCAACAGTTATTATTAAGAGTTAAATCAGGAGAAGCTACGTCAGCAGAGTTGTCGGTTGCTGTTAAGTTCCTGAAAGATAACGGTGCAAGCACTGACGTAATTGTTGCTGAGTCACCACTCGCTAACTTACTAAAAGAACTCCCATTTGAAGAGGTAGCTCATTAATGGATAAAGTAAGAAAAGAAATGCAGAAACATGCACAAGCATCGTGGGCTGAATTCAAAGCAGATGAGAAAAAGCATCTAAAAGCTTTTGCAGAGCAAAAAAAGAAACGTCAAAGCCTTACTATACGTAACAAAACACGTAACAAAAGAAAGGATAAATAATAAGCTATGTCATCAGAGCGAAATTATCGTAAAGAGTATGACTCTTATCACAAGAAACCTGAGCAACGAAAAAGAAATGATGCTCGAAAGCAAGCTAGAAGAAACATGAAAAAGAAACATGGTGCGCTTGCTATTAAAGGTAAAGATATAGATCATAAAGACCGCAACCCTCGTAACAACGCACCTAGTAATTTAAGAATAGCTAGTATTAAAAGCAATAGAGGCCGTAATGGATAAGATGCCAGAGCAGTTACAAGACTTTCGTAACTTCATGTATATAGTTTGGAAGCACTTAGCCCTGCCTGATCCTACTCCAGTTCAATACGATATGGCTGACTTTATCCAGAATTGTCCTCGTAGATCAATTATTGAGGCTTTTCGGGGTGTAGGTAAGTCGTATATTACTGCTGCATTCGTAGTACACCAGTTACTTTTAGACCCACAAAAGAAGTTTATGGTTGTGTCGGCCTCTAAACAGAGAGCTGATGATTTCTCTACGTTTACTCAACGGCTAATCTTAGAACTCCCTATATGCCAGCACCTCATAGCGACGAGTGAGCAGCGTTGGAGTAAGATAGCGTTTGACGTAAGACCTGCGCTGGCTAGTGGTAGCCCTTCGGTTAAGTCCGTGGGTATCACTGGTCAGCTTACAGGCAGCCGAGCTGATATTATCATTGCAGATGACATCGAAGTACCTAATAACTCTATGACTCAGATGATGAGAGAGAAGTTAGGCGAAGCTGTTAAGGAATTTGACGCTGTATTGAAACCAGAAGGGAAGATCCTCTATCTGGGGACACCACAATGCGAAATGAGTCTTTATAATACACTCACAGAGCGTGGATACCAGATGAGAATCTGGCCCGCACGTTATCCTACAGTAGAATACGCTGAGAAAGCCTACGGAGCACGTTTAGCACCTCTGTTGTGGAGTGCTATGCACGAATCTAAAGAGCCTTTAGACGGGCAACCAGTAGATCCTAAGCGTTTTGATGATGATGACCTGTTAGAACGAGAGCTGTCTTACGGTAGATCAGGCTTTGCACTACAGTTTATGCTTGATACCACCATGAGTGATACAGACCGCTACCCTCTTAAACTGTCAGACCTTATAGTTATGTCAGTTGATAGGGACAAAGCCCCTGAGAAGCTCGTGTATGGCGTTTTCAAGGACATTAAAGACCTGCCTAATGTTGGCCTTAGTGGAGACAAGTTCTACGCACCAGAGGCCACTGTGGGGGACTACGTGGACTATGACGGTTCTGTACTGGTAATAGATCCATCTGGTCGTGGTCAGGATGAAACAGCCTATGCTGTCGTTAAGATGCTTAATGGTTTCTTGTATGTTGCCGCTTGTGGTGGAGTTACTGGTGGTTATAGCGAAACAACCTTACGTCAGTTATCCATGTACGCTAAAGACCACAAGGTTAACGCTATTCTAGTTGAGAGTAACTTTGGTGATGGTATGTTCACAGAACTGCTTAAACCCATACTAAAAAAGATATATCCAGTCACTATAGAGGAAGTAAGACACAGCAAGCAGAAAGAGTTGCGTATCATTGATACACTTGAGCCAGTTATGAACCAGCACAGGTTAATCTTTGATCCAAAGGTCATTCAACAAGACTTTGATAGTGTCCAGCACCACCCACCAGAGAAGGCACAGCGGTACATGCTTACGTACCAGATGACCCGCATAACGAAGACACGGGGAGCCTTAGCACACGACGATAGATTAGATGCACTGGCAATGGGTGTGGCTTATTGGATAGAACAGATGGCAGCAGATGTTGATCAAGAGATGTTTGAACGTAAAGACCAACTGTTAATGGACGACCTTCATGATTTTGAGAATGGGTATAACTTAAGCAAAGCTCAAAGGAGTACTACATGGATATGACAGATGTACCAATGGTTCGTCTTACTTGGAAAGACGCACTAGATTCTGACGGCACTTGGACAAACCTTGAGGACATTCTAGCCCATGAGTGTGCTGTTTGTCAAGAAGTCGGTTGGTTACTTTCTAGTGATGAAGAAAAAGTGATTGTCATGCGTTCGAGGGTGGTTGAAGAAGAGTTGGAAGTAGGTAGCTCTTATATAGCCATCCCTCAGTCATGGGTCATAAAAATAGAAGAGTTACAAGTAGTAAGCCCCAACCCTAACGGGTTGTAAGTTGTTGATTGTAGGTGGTAGCTTCTAAACTTCCCCTTAAGACTAGGACTGCCCCCTCCCCCTTTGATATACTATAGAGTGTATCTTAGGAGCCTGTGGGATTCCTTAAGTGGTCTTAGGAGCCTGTCACCTGCCACCCTTATTAATCCAACTAGGAGGTGATCCCTTAAATTCCCTTAGACACCTAGAGATTCGTGACCTCTCTCGCTACCTTTTCTCTAGGTGTCTTCTGGGTCTTAGAGTGTCTTGGGGATGGACTACATCATCCCCCTCTTTTCACCATAATAGCTCCCAAACACCCCCTACTTTTGACAGAAATCTTAGGGAAAGTGTCGTGTTTTTGTCACGAAAAACCCCCGCTAGTGTACATGAAGTAGCCTTTAGTGTACACATGGATTAGTCTCATTTTTAACACAAAAATCCGAGGTGGTATATCGCTAAGGCGGCTGGCGTTTTACCCCCCTCGATCGAATCCATGCAAGTATCGTGCCAATTTTCACTTTACACCTAAGATTCTTCAATATTCACAAAGCTTCGACGTTGGCATGCTAATTGCTGGCATAAAGAATTCACTTTGTTACGACTTTGTTATACTTTAAGTGTTGGCATGCTAATTGCTTTCTTTGTCTCTCTCTTATCTGTTTTTGTATACTTATTGATCAACCCTTCTATAAGCTCACCAATGGCCTCCTACTGAATCTTATAGCTCACCTGTACTCTGCTATCTAATTGCGGCTAATCTCTTTTTTGTATACTTTTTGACCTTCAAGTCTTGCTTCTATATAAGCAATTATTTATTTATTTTTTTCTATAATATGCCAATTATTTACACTTTACATTTGTTTCGCTTTGATGTTTAATAGTTTCATGGATTGCGGCGAAGCCTTTAAAGATTTTGCAGCAATTCAAAAGGTTTATAAAATGCCAAGTATTTACACTTTACATTCAAATAAATACTTGGTTTAATAGCTTCTCACTTAAACGACAAAGGATTACTTATTATGCTAAGACAAAACGCTGCATCAAACAGGATGCAAAAAGACTCACGCAATCACGGGGATTGCTTCCAGTTTGACAAAGCACAAATAGAATTGTATAATTCAGGCATGGCAAACTTAGAGGACTGCGAACCGTTCAACATTAGCAAAGAACGTGTGAAGGTAATTGAACATAAACCTTGCAAATCGGAAGGTATCGTATACACTGGAGGGACTTGGATACGCTCTTAAAGTTGGCTGATAAGTGATCACTTATGCTACACTGTACAAGTGATCACGTATTAATCAATTTTCTATAAACTTAGTGAGGTACTTATTATGGTACAGTCGCCCAAACTGGAGGCGGCAATCGATAAACTTAAACATCGTGGTACGCTTGGACTATCCAAAGCAAGCAAGATGCCCTGTCAATCATGGTCGCTAGAAGCATTCAACACTTGTGCAGGCGCTATGGACAACGAAGGCAACGAGGTTGATGCTTGCAAAGGTTGCTACGCTAGGGGAGGAAACTATAGATTCCCGAACGTGGCGGCAGTACGGATATTTAACAAGCAGGACTGGAAGCGTGATGAGTGGGTATCTGACATGATAACAGCATTAGACAACGACCGTTATTTTAGGTGGTTCGACAGCGGTGACATGTACTCACTAGGACTAGCCTTTAAGATGCTAGAGGTTATGCAAAGGACTCCGTGGTGTAAGCATTGGTTGCCTACAAGACAGCACAAGTTTGAGAAGTTTCAAGCGGTGATAGCTCAGATGGAAGCACTACCGAACGTGGTCGTGAGACTGTCAAGCGATAGTGTAATAGGAGAAACTATAGCAGGTGCGACTAGTTCGGTAATAATACCAGATACCAGTCACGCTGTTGACAGCAACACTGAGGTGTGCGATGCTTATGACAGGTCGGGCAAGTGTGGCGACTGCCGCAGGTGTTGGTCGAAAGATGTACAGGTGATTGCTTATCCAGCACACGGCAAGAAAGCAGTCAAATTATCAGCAGATATTATAGCGAGAGCAGCATGAAACTAGAGACACAATTATTATTTGCAGTACCCAAAACAGTCGATGAGTTACTAACGATGATCGACTTCCCGAATGGTGAGGAGAGGGCGCTGGCTATGAAAGCAGCAATGCTCGCATGGAATTGTGCAGCCCACCTAAGCAATCAACCAGAGGAGGATATAGCATGACAGAAAAAGATATGAACATAAGGTGGGATGACTTTGACGAAGCCTTAGCTGACTACAATAAGCAGACAACGCAACGCCAGTTGTATGAATGGCTACAGGCTTGTCCGCTCAAAATAGTAGAACTAAAAGAGTATATACATTCAGGTCAAATTATGATCAACTTAAAATCAGATGAGGTGTAAGCATGTTAAAACGTATAGAAAATAGATTGACACGTACAGCAGTACGGGCAGCAGTTAAAACGGCACGTTTATTAGGCATGACAGTGCGTCAAGACAGGGGCAGCGCTGACAGGTACTTCATACAACGGAGTAAGGGGCATAAGCACTACATCCTGAGCCACCGCAAGAAAAAGTACCGCACTGGTACAAGTGAAGGTGACACCTTTAAGCAGTACCATCTTGGGTTCGTGTCATTCTACCGTGAGGTAGGTAACCGATATATGTGGGATGTACAACAACGGGATATGGGCTAACATGGGCAATGGTACACTGTATTTTTATGACATAACCGCCTACATGGAGTGCATTAAGGAGTGCCTCCATCATGGTATATACTTTGAAGGTACACAATATAGGAAAGAAAAAGAAGTGGCTGGGTTCCTATACAGTGTAGAAATAACAGGAGTTAAAAGAGTATGATTAGTCTAAAAGATAAGTTGCATATCATCTTAGGTTGTAGTATCTTAGTTGGAGCTACTAACTTGATGACCATACCTGAGGCGTATGCAGACGATACTATGGACGCTGAACACTGTGTCCCTCTTGTAGCACACCAACTACGCACCGAGTACGTGACAAAGTTGGAGCAGTTAGTGACTGATCTGTATCTATTTAAAATTCAGAGTAATATAAACATTGCAGAGGAGGTGTACCGTGAGCGACACAGCACAGAACGGGAAGGGGAGTAAGCAACGACCGACAGATACACAATCATTCAGTGATAACTACGACAGAATCTTCTGTCAGAAATCTAACAACAAGCACGACCAAGAGGATAATGCAATGTTCGCACAAAATTCAGCACCACACCTAGACTATGACGCAGCTCTCTACAGTTGGGTGCCAGCAGCAGGTGGCGCAGAGAAACCATTCGAGTGGGCTGACAAGGAATACTTATACATGTACAACACTGTCACAGGCGAGCATTCGTATTACAATGCTACTGATGATGTCTTTGAACCTAATGTGGAGTTCAACTAATGAGTGAGTTTACTGTAGGACATTTAAAGGAATTAATCCAAGGTCTTAATAATGATATTAGTATTGAATTAGATGCTGAAGGTGCTTATTACAACATTGTTAACGCACGTATGTTATTTAATCAGGGCGCAGCTAATGAGCCTTTAGTTAGTCTCACTCTTAGGAAGGTTATATAATGTATCTAGTATCATATGGCAGTACCACAGGCTACTACGAGCAAGAGTTTCAAAGCTACGAAGAAGCCGCAGATTTTGTAAAAGATCATGAGGATGAATACAATGGCATGGGTATTGAGTGTCTTGATGATGGCGAAGATCTTTATTGGTCTAATGAGATGAGGGATTATGTACAAAGAGGATAGAATAGTCGTACCTGATGCCGCCATACGGGAGTATAATGAGAAGTATGGCAAGTATCTGCCCAAGTCAGCGAAGCGGTTAGAATTACCGTTGGTTGTAGACGAGGATGCAATGTACTTACAAGCTATGGGTTTAACGAAACCTGAGGAAAATAAAAATGGTTAGATTCTTTACGCACCCTGTTGTCATGACGTTGACGTTTACCGCACATTGTTTGTTACTTGCGTGGTTATTTCAACGCTATGAGGGTTTACTGTAGAATTAAATATAACTTTTGTCCCAACACGAGAGGTAGATATGTCTACTATGGACAAGCAAATTGAGCTTGAGTACCGCATGTTGCAGTCTGGCATCAACAGGTACAATAAACAACTCGAAGATATGGTTGCATCTAACTTGCAGTCTAAAACTTTACACGGGAGGAGTATTATATCTGGTGTATGTGCGCCAGTAGCAGAAGGTATACGGAAGCTGGTAGAAAATAAGACTAGTAACCGTGACATTACTAAGAAATTACTACAAAATGTTAGCGCAGAGCAAGCGGCTTATTTAGCCTTGATCTCAGTAGTTGACAAGGTGTCCCAGAACGTGCCTTTACTTAACGTAGCTCGATTAGTAGGAGTCAATGTGGAGACACAGCTACGCTTAGACGAATGGCTTAAGCAGGACAAAGGCACAGCTACAAACCTTATACGTATGGCTAACAAGAAATCAGACAAAGGTTTTGACCACAAGCGTCATGGTCTTAACCATAAGATGAAGGCAGACAATGTAGATATACCTTACTGGTCTGACACGGATAGGATACACGTAGGGTTGCGTTTAATAGATGTTATCATTAAGGACACAGGCATCATTAAGCTACGTAGTGAGTACACCAGACGTAAGACAATAACGTACTTACAAGCTACGGACGACACGTTGGAGTGGATTAAAGCGTTCAATGAGACGCATGAGTCTAACCTACCAAGACATTCACCTTGTATAATACCACCTAAAGATTGGGATTCATTCTTTGGTGGTGGGTATTACAGCGAACACATCAATAAAAAGCCTTTTCTAAGGATACATGGCATATGAAGAAGCATATAAAAAAATATATCGAAGAGTTTGAGCAGTTAGACCTGACTACTGAGTTTAGATGTGTTAATGCTTTACAGCAGACACCGTGGAGAGTTAATGAGTTCGTAGTTAAAATCATACGTGAAGTCTGGGATGGTGGACAGGAATGGGAAGGGTTGCCTCCTCGTGATAACACTGACGTACCTCCGTACCCTTTTAGCGTAGACCCTAAGGATTTAGATGAGACGCAACGAGAGGAGTTCAAAGCGTTTAAAGCTAAACGTAATAAGATATACAATGAGAATGGCCGTAATATGTCTAGGCGTATACAGGTAGAGCGTACCATACAACTAGCTGAGGAGTATTTAGAGCATGACAACTTCTGGTTTGTCTGGCAGTGTGATTTTAGGGGTAGAAAGTACCCAGTGGAGTCGTTTTTGTCCCCACAAAATGCCGATTACTCTAAGGCTTTACTAGAATTTAGCAACTCTGTTACTATGGACACCGCTGAAGACGCACAATGGCTTGCTATACACGGAGCTAATGTCTTTGGTGTGGACAAAGTTAGCTTAGAAGACCGTGAGATGTGGGCTTACATGAACACACAAAACGCTATTGACGTTTATAACGACCCATTTAGCAGTTTATGGTGGCAAAAAGCTGACAAACCGTGGCAAGCACTAGCTTGGTGCAAGGAATGGGCAGAGTATAATACCGCCAGAGCTAATGGGCAGACGTATGAGACACATTTACCATGTGCTAGTGATGGTTCATGTAACGGATTGCAACACCTCTCAGCGATGCTCAGGGACTCTGAAGGGGGTAAAGCTGTCAACCTTACGCCTAGTGGCGAACCTCAAGACATTTATGCGGATGTTGCCAAGAGAGCAACCGAGTTATTAGAGAAGGAAGGCACATTAATGGCTCGTCAGTTACTAGAGGTAGGTGTTTGCCGTAAAGTGACTAAACGATCTGTAATGATTGTACCTTATTCAGGCACACGACACGCATGTAGAGCATATATACAGGAATCGTTAGCAGATAAATGTAAAGGCAACGACCCGTGGCAAGGTGATTACTTCCAACCAGCCTTATACTTGTCTAATTTTGTGTGGCAGGCCATTGGTGAGGTAATTGTGTCGGCTTTTGAGGCTATGAACTATATAAAAGATATTGCTAAACTGTATGTGGACAATGGTTTGTCTTTTTATTGGACAACACCTACGAACATTATTGTTCGTCAGTATTACCCCAACAGTAAGAAGAGGAGGATACAGTCGCACCTTAACGGGTCAATTGTTAGACTGTCGTACCGTGAGCCTGAGGAGGACTCTATTGATAGTAGAAAAATGTTATCAGCAGCTAGTCCAAACTTTGTACACTCGTTAGATGCAGCAGCTTTGACGCTAACAGTAGATAACTGTTTAGATAAAGGTATTACTGACTTTGCTATGGTACACGACTCGTATGCCACACACAGTCCTAACATGCCCAAACTAAACAATGAGCTGAGGTCTGCCTTTGTTACTATGTATGAGAACAATGATGTACTCATGGATCTGTACGTAGCAGCAGTAGCTTCTTTACCACAGGATGTGGTTGTGCCACCTCCACCGCAACAAGGAGATTTAAACTTAAGTGATGTTTTACTAAGTGATTACTTTTTCGCCTAGTTTCTAAACTTCCCCTTAAGCCCAACACCCCGTTCATATATATATTAACTATTAAGGAATCAAAAAGCATGGCTAAAAACATATTAGTATTGGAAGGTAACGCACTATGGGCAAAAGTATTTGAGCCTGATACAAAGTTCAACCCGTTAGGTGACTACAGTATCAATATTCAAATGCCAGTAGCAGATGCTGCTGCAATGAGTGAGCAACTAGAAGCAATAGTTCAAGCAAAGTTTAATGAGGCGATTAAAGAAGATCCCCGCCTCAAGAATACGCTGTCCACTTCAGATGTATGTCAACCAGTGTTTGACCGAGAGACAGGTGACGACACAGGCTTAGTCGAGTTTAAGTTTAAGCTCAAGGCTAAGGTACAGAAACGTGACGGTACTTACTACGAGCAGCAACCTGCTGTGCTGGACGCTAAGAAGACTCCACTTAGTAAGGATGTTCTTATTGGTAATGGGTCTAAGGTCAAGGTAGCCTTTGAACCTATCCCTTATGTAATGGGCAGTACCAAGAAAGCTGGTGTGTCTTTACGTCTCAAAGCGGTACAGGTAATTGACTTAGTAGAGTACGGTAACAATGCAGCAAGTGTCTTCGATGAAGAAGATGGTTATGTAGCATCTGATACCTCGGTAGCTCCCTCAGCAGCTCCCCAAGAGGAGTTCGCAGATGCCTCTGACTTCTAGGTCTACCTTAGAAGAACGAGTCCAGCTCAACCTCAACGCCCGTGGGATAGCTTATGAGTATGAACCTTGTAAGCTGCCCTATGTGGTCGAGCGTAACTACATCCCTGACCTAAAGATTGGGGATATTTATATCGAGGTCAAAGGTTACTTCCGACAAGACGCTCAACGTAAGATGAGAAGCGTCAAGGAACAACACCCAGAGTTAGACATACGTTTTCTATTCCAACGCAACAACAGCACAGTGCA